GCCTTGGCCCGTGCAGATGTGACCAGTACCCCTTCTCTGAAACCACCCTTGAATGCCCTCCGGGATTCCCTCTCGACAAACTTATACGCCTGTCTGATAGCCTCTCTCTCGGCAACAAGTTCTCCGACCGTGGTCTTGCCTGTGACCCTCTCGATGGCCCCCTTGACTGTCTCCTGTGTCCATTTGACGGCCTGCAGCTGTGCCTTGTGCGCCATCTCTGCCCACTTCATCACGGGGAACTCCATCTGCTTCTCTTCCTCTTTGCGGAGGAGCGCTTCCGGGTCTGTAAGAGTCCCTGCTATCATCTTGAGAGCATTATCGATCTCTGTCTGTTCCCTGAGCAGCCTCGCGGCTTCATTGGTATAGAGGGTATGCCCGGTATTGTTGCCGGTTGCTTTAGCTTCTTCTGCCTGTTCCAACATCGCCTTGTACTGTTTCTTGACGTAACTGCGCCTTCTGCGGATATACTTTCCCGCTTCGACTGCGCCCATGCGCCCCACCAGCCACAGCGCCGTTTCCTCGTCTATTGCCACAACGGGAGCGAACTTCTGGCTTGACGGCTTGCTTGGCTTGTTCAGTATCGTCTGGATGACACTCTCAAGCGTTACCCCCATCTCTGATGCTACTTCCTTAGCCTCGAGAACATTACGTCTGAACAGATGGGACCCTTTGCGGTAGACCTCCCTTGCCTCGTCAATTCCTATTGCTTCGACCAGGCTCTTATACTGCAGCCCGCCCTTTTCAAGCACCTGTCTTGAGAACTCTTTGAATGCCTCATATGCCTGTGCAGCAAGGGAATTATCTTCCTCTGTCAGCATCATGTTCTCTATCTCGCCGGCAACTTCCTCTCCGACAGTGATCCATGTATCAGGCTCGAATATAGCCTCGTCTGTACCACTCATGATCTCTGCGGCAAGCTCTGTCTGAAGCGAATACTCCTCTGCCTCTTCCTCAGTGAAGGTCTCCTCCCATGCTTCATCCTCGGCATAAGATATTCCTGTCTCTTCCTGAGCAGGCATATCCTCGGCATTACCGCTCTGAGCAAATGTTTCTATGTCTCCTATGCTCCTGTTGACTGCCTCGACTGTAGCTTCATCTGCTCCAAGCATGTTGTCGAACCATCTGCGGATCTCGTCATTCATTGGGACATCAAGGTCATTAGCTCCGTGGTATATCTCTTCAAGCCACACTTTGAACTGCTGAAACAGCCCCTCCAAACCCCTTACAGGGGCTTTGCCCTCCATAAGATACCTCTCAAAAGATCTCGTAAACCTTTCGTGAGCATCAACTCTTTCTTCTGTGGTCAGGCTGTCCCATGACTGCACTCCCAACCATCCCATAAGGTCATTCCACTGCTGTATAGCTTCGTCTGTGGCTCTGCCTGACTTGATGAACCTCTCCATATCCTTGAGAAATATGTGAGCGGATTCATGGAGGAATGTGGACTTATCTGATGATGCAAACAGGCTGACAAGAGCCTTGCCCTCTTCGTTGAACTGGACAGCTCCGCGCTCGTTCTGATAGTAAATGTCCGGGTTATTAGGATCAAACGTCCCAACATTCCCCACAGCCGACTTAACCTGATTGGATTCAAACGGGATATACACCCTGTGAGAGGCATCGCTGTACTTACCGCCCTTGTCAAAGATTCCGTCATATCCCTTTTCTTTAAGATAGTCCGTGACCCAGTCCGGGATACTTGTCCAAGCATATGTTGTACCGTCCTCAAAGTCTTTTTCTAATACGCCAAGCCACTCTTTAGGGTCAATAGATGTCTTATCCCATGCATCAACGTTCCTTTCTGTAGGCTCAGGCGCATACTTCGACTCCTTTTTCAGTTCACGCACCATCTTTTTCGTGACCTTACTTGTATCAAAAGGGTTCTGAATATTGAGATAGACCGGATATACCTTAGGGTCACGGTGGTAAGGATTATCCCAGTAAGCATTTTCTACACCAAGCATCTTAAGTATTTCGAGAAACCGTCCCTCTTCGTGCCCAAGAGTGCCAGATCCAACCCAGTGATACAGCAAAGCACTCAAAGCATTACCGTTGTGTTGAGCTAAATGGCGTTCAAAACCTCCAGTGCCTGCCGTTCTTCCTTCTTCTATGATAAATGGCCCGTCATAATCATCTTCATTCCTTGTTATCTCGCCGGCCATTTTAGTTATCCTACTGCGATCTTCGCTTGACAGTTCGTACCATAACCTTTTGATTGGTATGTCTCTTCCGTTATACTTCACTCGGAACTGCGTTTCATAACTTGCATACCGTGGGTCATTGGCTATAGAAGTGTCCGCTTTGTTCCTCGAATAGCTCTCGGCAATCTCTATGCTATCGGTAAACATAGCCATCGGACCTGATGTCGCACGGTCAGGATCAAACACAGAACCTACCCTGTCAGGACGTGCCGTGCCATGATAAACAACCAGTGGCTCTCCGTTCTCATCAAGCACCTTTGTATAGTTGCCCTGCCTTGACTCCCAGTCACCAAAGAGTTGCTTAAACTCAGGAGAATGTACCTGTACCCACTGTTCTTCTGTCAGTTTAGACACTTCTCCGTTCGGAGACTTCATCCACTGATCGCCATAAACCTCTTTCATTGACGTTACCTGACTCTGATACAGATCCGCAAGGCTGTCGCTCTCACCGCGCTGTACCCTAAGCCCCTGTGCCTCCAGCCATTCCTCCGGAGTTATGCCCTGCTGTACAGCCGCAACTGATGCCTTAATGCCCCACAGCTTGCTGTATGCACTTGATTCCTCTCTGTTGATCCCTGCCTGTGAGAGGGTCTCATAGACAGACTTAACTACCTTGTCAGCACCTTTCCTTACCTCTCTGAACTTTGCCCTCTTGTCCTCAGCTTCCACCCGGTCTACCATCTGCGCAAACTTCTCCCCGCCTGCGCCGCCCATAAGAGCACCAACAAAGAAGGACGGCAGACCCTGTTGCACAAATATCTCTGCCATATCCACATTAGCCCATCCGTCATCGCTGCTGAAGTACGCAGACGGCACACCCTGCCATGTTTCCTGTGCGCTCTCCGCCATGCCGCTTGCCAACCTTTTGACTGCAGGATAAAGGATATTCTGTACCTTAGCTGTCTTTGCTATCTTTGGGATGAATGTCTTGAGCCACTTGTCCTCACCAAAGTAGGCGAACTTGTCTGTAACAAAGTTGCTCGGCAGAGTGCTGATAAATGTCCATGCACCGGCCATCACAGCAGCATTCTCGTCTCCTGTACGTTCAAGTACGTCCCTGTAAGTGCTGCCCGCCTCACCCATAGACTCAAGCGTAGCCATAGTGCTTGAGCCTACGATCTTAGCGACAGATTGCACCTTCTCAAGGTTAGCACCTGACATAGCAGCTGCAGATCCGGCTATTCCGGTAAGACCGGCAACCATGCGTCCGAAGAAGAGAAAGGTTGCTGTTGAACCTATGCCCTGCATGATGCTATCCCATAGGTCAGGGTCTCTGCCCTGCATGACCATATCGTAGAACTCTCCTGCTCCCTGTTCCATCTGATCTGCCATGCTCTTAGCTGTTTTGTGCGCATCTTCCAGTTCAAGGATATCAGTCAGGTACTCCCCGCCTGCGGCCATGCTCTGTCCGGTGTTCATCAAACCGACCACAATGCCGCCAACCGTCCTGCTGTAAGCCCAGTTGACAGGATCTTCCACTATCTCTTTGAGATCCCCGTCCCACTTTTTGGGTTCGCGCCCCTTGAAGTAGCTCTCCGATATTTTCCCCCAGTTCCTGTCTTTATCGAGTGCCTCTGTAACTGCTTTCTGCGACCTTGCGTAGCCATACTGCATGTCCTCGACAGGAGTGTCAGCGGCCACCGAACCTATGTATTTATTCGATAATTGTTCATCCAGTTCCTTGAACTCGACAGGCTGCAGTGCCTTTTGGACAAACTCCTGATACTTCACACCCTGCTTTCTGCTCTCTTCCATTTCCTTGCCGAGCTGTCCGAGATCCTTTCCTGCAGCAAAGGCAACAGCCTTGTCTCTGTTGAGGCTGACCGCCTTGATGTATTCCATCTCCGACTCAGGAGTAATACCCATGTGTTCCCGGACTTCGAGCGGAGAATAGCCCCATCCCAGAGCCTTCTCGCGGCCCTTCTCTATATAGTCAATGATCTCGTCATCTGAGAAGCCATTGCTGCGCGTCTGGTCTATCTGTTGAGCAAATGCAGGGTATTTAAGTTTTAGTATGTCTGTGTTGTCCATCATCACTGCATTCCTCCTATTGCTGCCATGCGTCTCCTATTGTCTTGCCGCTGCCGGTAGAAATATGACCGCCCTGTACCGCAAGATCATCCATTGCGTTTTTATCTGCCTCGTCCAATTGTTCCAACAGCTTGCCTATATCATTCTTAAAGCCTATTCCAACTCCAAAGATGCTCTTTTCTGTTGATACGCCTGCCTCAAGTATGCTTCGCCTTATAATGTCCCTTGCTACTGCAGGCACAGCCTCAACAGGGTACATGGTCTCGAGTGTCTCCTGATCATACTCAGTAAGCACTCTCTGACGGAGGTCAGAAGGCAGCCCGTCCAGACCGTCTATCAGCTTCTTAAGCGTGCTTCTTACGTCCGATACCGTCTTGCTGTACACCGACTTGGTCTTGGTCATCCTGTCCCTCAGTTTGTTGGTTGCCATCTGCCCCTGATACTGTGTCATCTCACCATACCCAACAAACATCTGTATCTGGTCCATAATGGACTGAGGCTCTGTATTCTTGTCACCTATCATTTTCATGATGTCCTCGTAATTCTTGCGTGCCCTTGCCGGGGAAGTTCCGTATGTCTCCTGCAGAAGTATTTCCTGCTTCTCCCACGGTGTTGCCTTGGCAAGCCTCGCCTTGAGAATACGTCTCTCTGACCTCTCAGCTTCCCTTGCCTGTTTTTCTGCATCGTTCTCATAAACATTGGTCCATCTCTGGATCTGTTCCGGGGATAACTGGTCCGACTCCTGCAGCTCGTTCAGCTGTCTGTCGTTCAGCTTTTGCCCTTTCAGCCACATCTCAGTGACCTTAGTGTTAGTCTCGCTATGCCTTACGTTCCTCATCTGCTGTATCTCGCTGAAGAACCTGTCTATCTCCTTCTGGTAACCGTTGCCGTCATCGACCGTCATCTCACCTTGTGCAACCTTATCAAGGATGGCCTGTTTAGCGTCATCCCATCCATATATGCCCTCTTGATCATAGACTGCCTTGGCAAACCCCTGTGCCTTAGAGACAAGGGCTTCTGCATGCACCGTCTTCTCCAGCTTCAGCGCGTCTTCCGGCATTAGCTGTTCCCTTACGGCATAGAAATACTGCTCTGCCTTGATGGGGTCTTTCTCTATTTGCGCCGTGACTATAGCACTCTGGAACTTGCTTCTGAGCGCATCAACGGCAATGCCTATTGACACTTCGTCAGCACCCTTCATGCGGTCTATAACTGCCTGCTGTGCCGTCTCAAAGTTGGCGGCGAATGATTCCGGTGTGGGATTGGCCACAACCTGAGCAAGTGAAGAATCAACGGCCTTTTCAAAGGTCTGCTGTGAATATGCTTCCATCTGTTTTGCCTCCCACACGGAAGCGTCCTTCTCGGCAGATTCCCTGTGACTCATTATCATCTGCTGGAACTTAGATTTCATTTCATCGGTTCTGAGAGTCTTGCCTACCCTCTCTGTAAGTTCGTTGAGATAACCTCTCGTCTCCTCGTACAGGCCGCTTGCATTGTTCAGTTTCCGGTTGACCTTCGCGCCCTTCTCAGGATCATTCCAGTACGAGTTGACATACCCCCTCCACTCATCTATTGCATTGAGGATGTCGGCGCTGTCCTTGTCATCCTGCATCTTCTGCAGCCTTGCAGACAGCCCAAAGAGTATCTCTCCGCTCGACTGGACGGCCTTGGCTGCTGTACGAGAGGCAAGAGCAGATGCCCTTGCTGCGTTCTCCTGCAGACGTACGCTCTGCATGCCCTGTGCCTGTACCAGTTTGTCTCCTGCCTGCTGAAGATCTATCGCCCTGCCCTGATTGCGTATGCCTGCCTCAGAGACAGCTTTCTGCGCCTCTATCGCTGTACCGTCAGGCTGATTGGCCTTGATCGCAGTTGAGAGGCTGTCTGTGTCCATCGGTGCCCCGGTGCGTACCGGCTGCAGTGCTTCTTCCTGGACCTTTCTGTTGTATCCTCTTACTGTCGGCATTAGACCAACCCCCACTTCTTAGGCGAATAGAGGAACCCTTCACCGTATGAATCGACCCTCTTGGTGTCTTTAGACGGCAGGAACTGTCCCAGTGCCGCCTCGTTTATCTTGATGTCTGTATCCAGTCCCATTCCAAAAGACATAGCGCCCCAACTATCATTTATCTGTGGAAGCCCACCGTAACTTGCCGTTGGCATCGCTGCCGGCTGAGGCTGCTGTCTGTTGCTCATAAATGTGCCTACCGCAGGCGCAAGAGTACCCAATAGGCCTCCTATAGCCTGTGCGTTCGCAGCATCTCTTGCTATATTGCCTAGCTGAGAGTACATTGCGCCCTGCGCCTTGTAGGCTTTAGCCGTTATCTGCCCGCTCTGTATAGCCATCTCTGCCAAAGCACGGTATGCCTCTGCACCCGCATCTCCGCTCTTTAACGACATAGCGCCCAGCTGTTCCATGATCCCTGCGGCCTTGCCCGACATATCGGCACTTCTGACCATGCCCTCTGCCGCCGCTTTATAGTTGTCGCTCTCAAGTTCGCGGATCTCAGCCACCATCCACATGTTCTGCTGCTGCATAAGCAACTGCCACCTGTTCTTCTGAGCTGTCATCCTGAGCGCAGCCGCGTCACTCTCTATCCCCTCGTCTGTTTCCCTGAGGATGTCAAGCGCCGTACCTGACGCAACATCTGTGCCTCCTGCTGCTATTGATGCCCTCTGAGTGCCTCTGAACTTTTGCCCTTCTTCGCGCAGCTTTGCTTCTGCCTCTGCGCCCTGTCGCACGACATCGAGTGCGGAAACTCCCAATATGGAGGCATTGCGCATGGTATAAGACTTCTCAAGAAGCTTCATTGCAGACTCTGCTTCGTATACAGCAGCCTGCCCCTTCTTGCCCTCTTGCTCTATCTGATACTTGGCTGCAGCAGCATCATAAGATGCCTTCTCTGCCTGTGCCTGCATGATCATATTCAGAGCGCCTATCTTATACTGGTTAGACATCGAGCTTGCCTGCAGCAATGCCTGTGCCGCTTCTGCGTTGGATTGCCCCTGCAGTGCCTGGTACTGCCCCTGAGCGGCTATGCCCTGCGCCTGTGCGCCATAATAAGAACTCATGCCGGAGCTTATCGAACCCAACAGACCGATGCCGCCGCCGCTGCTAAATCCTTGTGCCAGTGAACCCATTTGCTATCCCCCCCAGCATCTGTGCCATGCGATACGGATAAATGACGTACCGCTTACCGGATGGACCGCCATTTCAACTTGCCTGAAGCCGCCAAAAGCGGCCAGTTTATAAAGTTCAGACATGTAATCTGCCACCCAAATTGTTAAGAAGTCGTACCCCTTCTTTATCTCGTTGAGAAAGATAGGAGCGCACTTCCGTGCTATCTCAAACTTATACTGCGTTGCCATCTCCACGGAGAACAGATAAGGGATGCCGCCCTTGCCGTCCATGATCCCAAGCCTTTGGGACATTGCAGAATTTGATGGCAAGTCAGCCACCCCTGCCATCACCAATACCCTTCCGTCTTTTGTGAGGTATGAAAACCTCTTTTTGGCTGTGTTGTAAGAGAACCTGACCGCGTCTTCAAGCATCATGTTATCCATATCGCGGATCTCTTTGCTCTCTCTCTGCCGTATCTTCGGGATAAGGCTGTTAAGATCGCACTCTCTTGACGTGACCATGCGTCCCATGCCTTCGTACAGCACCTTGCGCCTAGCCACCCTGAGCCACCTCCGGGATAATGGCCAGAACATTCATTGGGAGCGGGTCTGTCTGACGCACACACACCCTGCCGTGGTAATCCCAGTTTGTTGGTACGACCAATTCATATATGCCGCTCACCAGTGGGAGCGCACTGCCATCCTGAGTGCCGCTGTGTTCCTTTATCTTGATCATCTTGTCAAAGCTGACACCGTACTCCCCGCCCCTTGAATCTATAAGGCGCACAGACATCTGAGCTATCTTCTTCATTTTGCCCTGATAGCCTCCGCCTGTGTTCTGATACTCAAGGTCAAGGGTCTGGAACTCCGATGAGTAACGCAGTCCGACATGCACCTTCTTTGCGGCATGAGCAAGTGTTATGCCCCCATCTACTACCTCTTGGTCAGGTTCAACATTACCATCTGCAAGGATACCAACCTCCATGCCTTCGAGATGGTCAAGCCCGGACAATGTGGTCACCGGGTCATCCCCCTCATATGACAGCCCGCTGTCAAGATAAAAGCTGTCCTCTGAACCACCTTCCATCTTCGGAGAAAGGCGCTCTATAAGCCTTTTGTTGTTACGGTTGACTACAAAATAAACATCTGTCTGATCTTTGCCTGCGATACAGCAAATGGACTCAAACTTGCCCTGAGTCTCGTGCTTGTGCCAGCCTATAACTTCCTGCTCTTTAAGATATGAGCATCCAAGCATGGTTCCGTCATCGAGAATGCACCAGAGTATGGAATCCGGCCACCTCTGCCATCCTAAATCTATTACCTTGTTGTTTATGAAGAAATGCCGCGACAGCAATGACAGGGCCGTGCTTGAATAGCTGTCGGCTTCCCATGAATACGCAAAGTCACGGATCTCTTTATTGGTCTGCTGCACAAAGAATACTCTGTTAGCCAATACCTCCGGAGTCACAGGCGCGGATCCGTCATAACTCTGTGCCCTTGCGTTGAAATTAAGCGGAGTAATTACTCCATTATCGGAGCTGCTGATACGGAACTCAGTTCCGCTTGTGAGAACTATCAGCTCCGAGAGCGGCACCATGCTGAGAATCCTTGACACCTTCCGGGAGGTCAGTGTCCTTGTGATACCGTCATCGTCCTTGATCGGGCTTGATATGCCGAACTCATTGTATGCCCCTGTCTTTGACCCCCATATTGTCTGAGGCTGCGTCTTTGAGCCTCCCATAAAGAGGCGGTCCTGGAAGAAAGCGCCGCACCGGGGGTAACCATATGTATCCCCCCACGCAGGCTCACTCCAGAGCTTCGTGGGAGTGCCAAACTCACCTACAGCAGATGTCTGTATACCTTCTGCAACCTTTGCCGTTGTGACGCTTGTAATGCGCACAGAAGAGATCTTTGTCGCTGACTTGGAGTGCAGCTGTACCGTCATTGACGAGATTGGTATTGGAGGAGTGCCGTCAGGATCCCCGGCATTAGTTTTGATCGTATACGTGACCTGATACTCAGCAAAGTCCTCATCCTCGACCCCTGAGATAGCCAAATCCCTGTCTCTTTGTACGGTATACTTGCGCAGATCCTGCCATGGGCCTCCGTTGTACCGGCGCTGCACCGTGAGCGAACCTTCCCACCATTGGGATACCGTAGGACCCTGTCCTGTGGTTACCAGTTCCCACTCTCCCCAGATGCTCAGGGGGCCGAGAGTACCGGAAACATCGGTGCCTGACGTGACTGTATCCTTATCCTCAACCTCTGATACTCTCTGCCGCAGCCTAAACTCCTGTCCAACGTGCGACGCGACAAATGTGTCAGCAGAGGCAGTAAGTGTCACAGTTCCATCCATGTTCTTGGTTGGAGTTATCGTTACATCTGTTGTGTTTTCGTCCTGATATGGGCCTCCCACAGTCTGGAATACGGCCAGAGTCCAGTCATTATGATCCTTACGTGTCAGGGTATACGGAGGATAGCTGGGATGGAACAGCCACACAACGTCAGCACTCTGCACCCACGAGATCTCATCAAGATCTGCCTCTGCATAGGGAGAAACTATCTCATATATAGCATCGCCTGTAGTAAGGACTATGCCTGTAGGCAGCCACCAGCGGATATACTTATCACCAAACTCCATCGCATACGCCTGATCCTCGTCAGAGTTATACTCAAACGGTATCAGACGGCACTTCTTAGTCGCGTTCTTGGCTTCTCCGAGCAGGATAGTGCCGGTACGCCTTGATACGCCTCCGTAAACATGTACAATGAAATTCCGCAGACGAGCCAGTGCTGTCTGGTACCGACCTATATCGACCCTGCCGTATAATTCGGGAGTTATCTCACCTGTTGTGAATGATCCTTGGTAGACAGGTTTGGTCATCTCAGACTACCCCCTTGCGTCCAGCCATGATGTCGGCAGCTCAAAGTACCCATGTGATTCTGACGCATCGGTTACAAGAGCAAGACCGAGTGCCTGCTGATACATGCTGTTGCAGTTCCCGGCTATGTCCTGTGACTTTGTAAGCGCAAGGGCTATCCTTGTCGCAAGCCCCCACGTGATAACTTCGACAAATGCCGATGGCCATAGCGATGCGTCTTCCACCCTTATTCTGCATTCAGCCCATGCGTTAGCTATATCTGTACAGATACGCCGCTTCTCCCCCAGCTGTACATCAAACAGCCTGTGGGACGGAGCCTGCTGCCCGTACTCTGTACCAAACTGTACGACCCGCTCCACGAACTTGCCTGACTCGTCCTGCACTGCCTCATACACCCTTTGTACATTTAGTGCATTGACAGGATAGGCGTATATGTATGCCCACCCGGGGATGACAGAGACAGCATCGCGCACCAACATGATCTGCTGCTTGTTGAAGCCCCACGAATATGCACCCTGAAGATAGTCCCTCACATGAGCATAGAAATTGCCGCAAATACGTGCCTGCTGTGTCGCTTCTGTGAATGACACTATCGGCTCAACTCCGAGGTTAGCCAGTGCCATATTGCATATATTGATATCGGATGATACTGCCATTGCCAACACCACCTTGGAATAATATGTATCTGAATAAAGCCGAAGGGCAGGAGCCTAAGCCCCCGCCCCGAATATCTGTTGCTTAAATTGCTACGTCCTTGGTGAGAAATGCTGTCATGTTCCCCGCGCTTACCGTACCTGTCCAAAGCACTCTGAGATAGCGCTTGCACCCTTTAGGCAAACGGCCCTTGAAGATATTGCCTGTCGCTGTGCGGTTTGCCGCTCCGACCGAGAGCAGTTTGACTGCGCCGGAGAACTCGCTGTTATCGTCTGTCTCCAGATCAAATCCGAGAGTCCCTGTAGTGGCTGTGGTTACATTGACTATAAGCCAGAGTGCATTATAGGAATCTCCCGCTGCTCCCTGATCAACAACGTTAGTAGATGCGCCTGCTGCTGTCACAGGCTGTTTGTCTGCGAAAATAAGCTCTTTATCGAGAATCATTGTTCATTCCTCCTTAGTCCACGACTGCTTCTGTGTCTTTGATTGCATCGCATACGCGGATCGGTATGCCGCGGTAGGTCGTTACAGGCTCTCCGTCCATCTGCCCCTGAGTCAAATAGACATTAGTCTTGACCTGAGCCTGCAAATCGAGATATGTAGCCACAGTGCTGTTGCAGTAGATAACCTTGCGTCCGGAGTACCTGTTGATCTTGTGGTACGCCATAGTCAGGTAATCAAACAGTTTGGCTGCGCTGGATGTGCCGAGTTTGGTCGTGTCTATGTTGCAGATACGGACGTTTCGGCGCCAGTCGCGTACCGTAAGACCGCAGTCCCACTGGTAATGGCTGCGGAAGCCCTGGAAATGCCCGCCCGCCTCGTCATCAAGAGTTACCTCGCCGAGATCCTCATGCTTGAAGCCTGCGGTCGAACCCTTCGGGAAAATGCCGTGTGTTGCCAACTGGTCCCACGTCACGAACCACAGTGAGGTCTGCTTGTTAGAGGAATCTCCGAGTGCGCTGATCACGTTGGCTGCACTGTCAACTCCTGTCAGTTCGGCGTAACGTGGTGCGAGTCCGACAAACTTCTCGGGAGAAGTTTCATCGCCGTAAAAAAGGACATCTGCCATTGCCTGATTCATAGCCTCCAGAAATGCCATGTCCTCGCCCAATCTCCATGCCGCAGTGTTGTTGTTGATCTGGGCAAGTTTTTTATCAACCTCTGCGTAGGCTTCAAGCATTGCGCAGTGGTCTGTTACTTGCTTTGTCGTACTCTTTGACGGCTGGACCCCATAGTTCAGCATCCTCCATGTTACTGAAGGAAGCCCTGTCCTTACCGTGGTAAGATGTCCGGTTGGCAGATTACCTTCCATCCACAGCATATCCTTAAGGATCGGATTCTCTTTTGCAAGAAGCTCGATGATCTTCTGGATCTTGCCGTTAGGATCAGACCTCTTCGCAAAATCCATTAATGTTGCTACATTTCCAATAACGCTCATATCACATACCCCCTATTTCATATTTGATTTGTCGTAGAGAATCGACACAAGGTCTTTCTCGCCGGCAACACTACCTTGTACATAAGCGCCCTCTGAGAGCGCCATCCCTGCTCTGTAAAGAAGCCTCAATATTGCCGGATTGCTTGACAGCCTTGCTTCACTGATGACCATCAGTGCATCTTCGCAACCTAGCTTAGTTGCAGCAGACCGCGCTATTTTCATCTTCTCTCCCAAGTCAGCACCACCAAGCTCTTCATCTGCGCGGACAGCCGCTTCCCACTTGTCAATCAGCTTCTGCGTTTCTGCTTCGATTGTCTTTGTCAGCGTTGCATCTTGTTTGAGAGCTAGATTGTTCTGCAGATCTATCAGCTTCTGTGCCTGCTCCTGCGTCAGCCCCATCTCCTTGAATGTGTCCTTCGCAAGAGTCATTGTTTCTTCATCGACCTGCAGCTGCTCGGCGATCTTAAAATCACCGTATTCCACAGCCTTGTCTTCTGGCTTGTCATCCCCCGCTGGCTTCCCTGCGCCCTCCTTGTCAGCATCCTCTGTTCCGAGGAGTCCTGCCTTGTCTACGGCATCACCATCTCCACCCCCTCCTGTATCAACTTTTGACTGCTGTACTGCAGCAGTATCGTCTGCTGTTGCTGCCTGTCCTACTGTCGTGTTATCCGCTGCCTGTCCTACTGTCTGCCCTACTTCCTGCTCAACTGCACTAGCGTCATTGCTGTTCGTCATTCCCTAATACCTCCAATTCTTTCCTGTGATTATTAACACGGAGAAACATCATCCGCATTACATGCCCTGCCCTGCCGTACATGCGTGCAAGCAAGCGCCCTGCGCTGTTGTCCCGTGATTGCTCCAGCAGCTCCAGTATTTCTATTCCTACGCTCCTCCTGCCCTCTGCGTAAGCCATTGTTATTGGATCTGTGACATCGTTTGTCTCGAATATCCCTGTGGAGGCCAGCAACTGCATGAGAAAGGCCTCCCCGTCATCTGTCTGGGAAAGCCTTTCCAATGCGATTCTATCCTCATTCAGCCACTGCTCTGTTTTCTGCTGCTGTTTGTCATTCACTGCTGTACACCACCTTCAGCCATTGCCCCTGCTATCTGCCCCAATAAATTATTGGGAGTAGGTTCTGCTTCAGAGAGGGCTTTGGCTGCGCCCGGCACAACCTGTGCCTCTGCCATTGCCTGTTCTCTCTGCTGCATTTCCTGCTGCTGCTGCGCTCTGCCTTGTCTGATCTGCGCTATTGCCTCTTCCTCCCGCATCAACTCAGCCGGGACCCCAAGATCACTTGCATACCTGACAGCCGTCTTGTCCATGTCTATGTTGTCCAATATCTGCGGATCTACAGCAGACATGTTGCCCAAAAATCCCATGTAGCGATCCACAGCACCTATTGCAGCCATCCTCTGAGCAAGGATCAGCGGAGAGAGATACTCAACTCTGATCTCTCGGCCTATTATTTCCTGTGGGGGTTCCGGCAGCAGTCCCTGCCTTTCTAGTATCGCAAACGCCCTGTCGATACATGGCCGCAGCATCTCCCTGTCAAGCCTCTGAAGCACAGGCCCGATCATGAGTAATTTTTCGTTGTGGAGTTCGTTTATCTCTGTAGCTGTCCTGTCTCTTTGCTCTCTGTTGGGGTCTGTGAGCAACGAGAGGAACATGTTGACGTAGAAGGCCCTCTTTATCCTCTCTTCGATACGTGCTATCTCATACGCTGTATCCTGCAGATTGGGGGTGACCTGTAGTATAGGCTTGATGCCCTGATCCCCTGTGCTGGGATCGTACCAGTTCTGCGCAGCAGGGAGCAGTGATATACGCCCCCTCATGCTTGCAGGAGCAGAGAGCGGCGGCCGCAGTGACAGCTGTAATGCGGTCAGCTTGTCCAACTCTATCTTTTGCAGCTGTGCAGCATCCCCCAACGCCATCTCTCCAAGGCCGAAACCATAAACATTAGGGCCTGTGACTGTCCACCTGCTTATTATTGCCGGGAACTCCTCATAGCCTCCTATGGAGAGGAACTCCTCTCCTCTGTCTGCCCCATCCTCCCAGTACCATGAGAGATATGCCTTGCCCTTGAGTCCCTTGTTGCCATCTATCCTGCCATCGTTGCGTGCTATGAGGTGATGAACATACCTCACATTATTGTGATTATTGTTAAAATCCGCAAGCGTCTCAGGGGAAACCTTGTCTTTGCCGAACTGCTCCACCATCTGAGCCGGAGTCATCTGCAACTTCCTGTAGAACTCACAGGGAGCGCGCTGAGCATCTACGCCGATTGCGTACTCTCCTATAGTCAGCGGCACAGGGAGAAATCCGCGCTTCGTGTCCTCCAGAAGCAGAAACCCGCCTATCCCAAACGCCCCAAGTTCCTCATATGCAGAGTAGAACGCATCATAGATACCGCTCTTACTCATGTAGCTCCGCATAATTTCCTCACATTTACTGAGATAATCGAGGACTTTATTGCTCTCCCCAAGCTCAGGATCTTCCGGAGCAAGCCGGAACCATTGATTATTCGGGGAGGTCAGGCCGCTCTGCATACCGGCAGCCATAACGGAAACCGACCAGGTAGGTGTATCGTTGGCAAGTGTATTCATACGCCGCTTGCCGTCCTTGATGTCCCCGTCAAACCATCCATGAGTCGGCAGGATGTTATCTCTTATATCCTTCCAACGCGTCTCCCATATCCGCCTCTCCCTCAAGAGGTCAGATACTCTCCTGTCTAACTGATGCCGCTTCGCATCAAGTCGCATATCTCATCACATCCCTAACAGCTTCTTGGACTCGGTCGGAGCAGCGCCCAGTATCCCTGTAACCTTAGTCGCATCGTAGCCTACCCTCTTCTTTTTACGCTGCGCAGCCTGTTCCGGTGTCTCGGAGATCTCGCCTACAACCTCATCTGTACGCTTAACATTTGCCCTCTGATTCATAGCATCTAACGCTGACTTAAATTCCGCTTCTTTGCGTGCCTTCTCAGCCGCTTGTCTCTGCCGTTCGAGAGCAGCAGCCTGCTCTCTTGCCTTTGCTTCCTGCTCTGCACGGAGACGTTCCTGTTCGGCCTTTTGCTTAGCTATCGCATCCTGTTGTGCCTTAATATCGGCCTGATGCCATTCTTCAAGCAGCTTTTTGCCATAAGGATTGGTGGCCCAGTAATCATACGTGATAGGGGCTATCAATTGTTCATACAGCTCTTTATCATATTCCTGCCCTGACATTACTTGCTCATACAAAGCCCTCATTCGAGGATTCTGCAGTATCGTGATATCCCACTGTACCGCATCTGCCATCGTGGCCTGTGCTCCCGATACTCCGCCGGGTATCCCATTACCCCGGGCATCTATGTACTTCCAGAAATAAGGTCTAGCCATTTACCTCACCTCACATCCCAAGCAGCTGCTTGCTGCCTGTGTACGCAGGATCCAATAGCCCATACGTTAGGTTGGTAGACTTCATAGACATGCTCTTGCGCCGCTTCTTCTCAAGCTCTGACAAATTAGCCATGTCCATCGAGAGATCCTCTTCGTAGGTCGGCACTGCGACAGACTGCTTCGCCATCTGCTCCTTCTGTAGGTTTAAGGTGTCCCTTGCTGTCTGCTCCTGCAGCTTACGCGCCGCCTCCGCATCTGCCAGTTGCTGTGCGCTCAACTCTTTCTGCAGCGCAAGCTGCTGCTCTTGAAAAGCCTTCTGCTGAGCCTGATACTCTAGTCTGAGCTTGTTTGTCTCATCCTGCATCCGCGCCTGCTCTGCCTGATACTGAGCCTGTTGTGCAAGATACGCCTGTTGCTGCCTCTGCGCTTGCTCAGCTGCCTCTGCCTGTTGCCGAGACGCATAATACGTTGCCCCTGCGCCTATCAATGCCCCTGCAATAGGTACTACTGCTGCACCCATTTATCGCACCTCCTCAAATCAAAGCCCTAAAGGGTTATATTTATCCCATTCTTCAGCCGGGTCAGCCGACCACGGCCGCTCAATCGCATCGCGCCTGATCACTGCAGCGCCAAACGTAATTGCGAGTGCATCAGCAAGGTCCGGCGAGGCTATCCCACGGCGCTTCATATCCTCTTTCTTTTCCAATACGAGTTTGCCTCCGAGGTTATAGGAGTACTCGGGCGCAACTAGGTCATCTCTGAGATCAGCGTTATCCTCTATCGCACCACCCTGCTTTAACCAATCGCGCATCTTATACCAGGCCTCCGCTCTGCTGTTCACGCAGTTCTCAATCGTAGCCTTGCCTGCAGCATTAAATGCTATCGGCTGCCTGCCCATTAAGTGCATTGCACTGATCACAGCCTGCCCCACTCCTATGGCATCAACTATCACGGCATCCGCCTTGTGCTCATCCTGCAGATTGATT